TTAGTTATAAAATTGTGATTTTGGAAAAATAGTATTACAACTATTGCATTTACATTCTGTTTCATTAATAATAAAAAATCTACCCGTTAAATTTGTACTAATTTGTGTTTTATTACATACTGGACACTCAACATTAACGGAATTATCATCATTCACAGGATTAATGCGACTCTCAACATATAAAGATAAACATTAACCCATATTATATTATTATATTATTATATTATTATGTATTTAAATTTAAACATTAAAACTATAATAATCACTACTAACATCACGAGTAGAATAATCATATTCAGGATTTTGAGGAGTTGGGTCTGGAATAGTAACAGGCACATATCTTAAATCTGCTGGTTTTAAAGAAAATGCATAACTGGCTCTATCAAAAAACAAAGCATTCTCCATAAGATAATTATCTACATATTGATAACGAACTGCCACCATTTGACAACCATAAGCTCTACATAACATACCACTTGGGTTAGAAGGATTTATCCCTTTATCAGGAAACACAATTGTTATATTTCTTTTATTATATTCGGTCAATTCATTAATATCTGGGTTATTTTTAATATTATAATACTCATAAGCTCTCATAAACATTGAATTGCTTGTTAAATTAACATACTCTAAAAACTCTTGGTTTTCTAAAAATGCATTTCCGTTTTCATTTCTTGATACAATTAATATTATTTTGCTTTGAAAGTCTAATAATGGTTTGCTTCCTATATTTGTACCACTGCTTTCAAAACTATATTCTTTTCCAAGCATTTCAGTATCATATGTTTTAAAAATATCTGCCATTTTTGTATAGATTGCTTGATTTGAACTCTTAATACGTAAATGAATCAATATGGGGTCTGTTGGGTTTGGACACGTGCCCCCTGAAAAAGCATAGTCCTTAATTGTTTTCATTACGTCTGCAAAATTTACGGAATTAAATGTTTCTTTAATATAAAAATCATCTTGTGTACTTGTTGCTACAACAGGTTGGTTATCTACTGAATATATTTCAAAGTCTAAACAGCGGACACCTTGTTTTATAACCGCTTTTAAATTACAAGTGTCGACAAAATCGTTTTTATAGCTTCCGCCTGAGCAAGAATTGTAAGCTGTTTTAATATAGTAATCATATAAATTACCAGAGCAATCAGGGTCATTAGAAGAAATTGCTCTTATTTTGCCGTCAACAGAAGGATATAAACTATTCATATAATCGCATTCTCTATTTTTTAGCTTTGTTAAATAAATGATATATCCTATCATAAATATCAATAAAATTAAAATAAAGGCAATAATCATATATGCGACAAATTGTTCATCCATTTGTTTTAAACTGCTTAAATAATCTTGTTTTTCTGGTATTGTCATTATCTAATATAATATATTATTTTTTATTGAATATTTTATATGAATATTTAGGAGAATTTATCTTTTATTTAAAAAGTAAGGATAAACTGCTTAAATATAATATTTGTATATAGTATAAAATAATGCCCCGTCTTTGCGATTTTGAAACTTGTAGAAAACAAGCTAGCTATGGAGAATTTTATGGTAAGCCCTTACGATGTAATGACCATAAAGAAGAATATAGATTAGTAAGTAGATTGTGTCAAGAAGACAATTGTAAAAATTTTCCTAATTACAATTATGAAGGCAATACTAATGCTTTATATTGCTCTAAACATAAAATGGAAAATATGATTGATATTAAACATAAAAAATGCATTAATTTTGAATGCGAAAAATTACCGAGTTATAACTATGAAGGTGAAATAAAAGCTATATATTGTTTAGAACACAAGAAAGAATTGATGGTTAATGTTAAAGATAAAAAATGTCAACATATAGGTTGTAAAACTCAACCAACTTTTAATTTTCAAGGTGAAACTATTCCTTTATATTGTTCTATTCATAAAAAAGAAGAAATGATTGATGTTAGAAATAAAAAATGTATACATCTCAATTGTAAAACTCATCCTGCTTTTAATTTTCAAAGTGAAAATATTCCTTTATATTGTTCTATTCATAAAAAAGAAGAAATGATAAATATAATATCAAATAATTGTCTTTATCCAAATTGTAAAAAAATACCTCATTATAATTATGAATGTCAATCAAAATGTCTTTATTGTTTTGAACATAAAAAAGAAAATATGATTGATAAATCAAATAGAATTTGCATTCATCCAAATTGTAAAAAACAACCTTCTTTCAATTATGAAAATGAATATAAAGGTTTATATTGTTCAATACATAAAAAAGAACAAATGATTAATGTTAGAGATAAAAAATGTAATTACCCAGATTGTAAAACACAACCTACTTTTAATTTTAAAAATAAAAAAACTGGTTTATATTGTTTTGAACATAAAAAAGAAGACATGATTGACGTTAAAAATAAAAAGTGTAAAGCAAATTATTGTTTAGGCACATCAGCAAATCCTAAATATAAAGGATATTGTTCTTCTTGTTATCAAAATTTATTTCCGAATGACCCATTAAGCTTACAAATGCGGTCAAAAACAAAAGAAATTGCAGTTCGTGATTTTATCAATATAAATTTTGAAGGTTTTCAACATGATAAACCATTATGGACCGGGAATTGTGATTGTACCCATAGAAGAAGAATTGACCATAGAAAATTAATTGGTAACACTCTTTTATGCGTTGAAACGGATGAAAATCAACATAAAAATTATGATGAAAAGGATGAGGAATTACGGTATGATGATTTGTTTATGTTACATGGTGGCAAATTTATTTTTATAAGATTTAATCCAGATAAATTTAAGGATAAAAATGGTAAATCAATAAATCCAACTCTTTATACTCGGTTACCTATTTTAAAAGAAGAAATTGAAAAACAAATAGAGAGAATAAAAAATGAAGAAAATATTGAATTATTAGAAATATTTAAATTATATTATAATGAATAAAGAATTAAAAAAATAATATATTATATAGATAATATGGCTGGCGGATTATTAAATCTAGTTTCAGAAGGAGCTCAAAATGTGATTTTAAATGGGAACCCAGAAAAATCGTATTGGAAAACTACTTTTAAAAAATATACCAATTTTGGTAAACAAAATTTTACACTAAATTATGAAGGCACTCCATCACTAAATTTAACAACTGAGTCCACATTTGTGTTTAAAGTAAAACGATATAGTGATTTGCTCATGGATTGCTATATTTCTATAGCAATGCCAACAATTTGGAGTCCAATTTTACCTCCTCAAGCGGTTCCACAATCGGACGGCACTACCGTTTATACAGATTGGGGACCATATGAATTCAAATGGATAGAAAATTTGGGTGCCCAAATGATTGAGCGTATTACTATTACTTGCGGCAATCAAAAATTACAAGAATACTCAGGTCGCTACATATTAGCATCAGTACAGAGAGATTTTGCAGGTAATAAAAAGGCATTATTTGACGAAATGACAGGAAATGTGCCTGAAATGAATGACCCAGCCAATGCGGGTTCAAGAGTGAATGCATATCCAAATGCGTTTTATACTTCCAATCCAGCTGGTGCACAACCATCCATCAATGGAAGAGTATTATATATTCCAATGGGAGCATGGTTTAATTTAAAAACACAAAATGCGTTTCCTTTAGTATCTTTACAATACAACGAGCTTCAAATAAGTGTTACCTTTAAACCAATAAATCAACTATTTAGAATTCGTGATGTATTTGATTATAATAATGGGTTTCCTTATGTAGCACCAAATTTTAATCAATATTATATGCAATTTTATCGTTTTTTGCAAACTCCTCCCGATGAAACATTAGGACCAAATTCATACTTGGATACAAGAACAAATTTTAATGCGGATATAAATTTAAATTGCACTTATTGTTTTCTCTCTAATGATGAATCAAAACTGTTTGCCAAAAATGAACAAAAGTACTTGATTAAGCAAATATATGAGAAACCTTATTACAATATTACAAACCAAAATAAGGTGCAGTTAGATTCTATTGGTATGGTAATTAGCTGGATGTTTTATTTTCAACGCAGCGATGTAAATTTAAGGAATGAATGGTCAAATTATACAAATTGGCCATACAATTATATGCCAGTGGATATTATTCCAGCTCCTAATGGAGGCAATTATCCAAACCCAGACCCACTAGGACCTACTCCAATCGGTCCAGGTACAAATCCAGCTGGTACTCAATCAGGATTAATGATATCAGGCACTTATAATCCACAAAATATAAAAAATATTTTGGTTGCATTGGGTATTTTATTAGATGGCCAATATAGAGAAAATATTTTGCCTGTAGGTGTATATAATTTTGTTGAAAAATATACTAGAACCGATGGTTTCGCACCGAATGGATTATATTGTTATAATTTTTGTTTAGATACATCGCCATATTCGTTGCAACCATCAGGAGCTATGAATATGAGTAGATTCACAAATGTAGAATTTGAATTTACAACTATAAATCCACCTATAGACCCATACGCTCAAGTATTGACTATTTGTGACCCAACTACAGGGGAAGTTATAGGTATTAATAAACCAACTTGGCGCATTTATAATTACAATTATGATTTATATGTGATAGAAGAGCGTGTCAATATGGTTATATTTGTTGGTGGTAATGCAGGTCTTATGTATGCAACTTAAGTTCTTTAAGTTACTTTGAGAATTTATTATATTTTTTTTACATTTTTCAAAAATCCAAGATTATTTTCCATAAATCGATTTTGGACATTTATAAATGTCTATTTTTGATTTCCCGAAATACTTTTGGAAAAAAAAAATAATAAAAAATTGCAAAAACTGTGAGACCATAAAATTTTTTAAGCTCTGGTCATTAAAAAAAGTTTTTCAAAATTGTGATGATAAATTTTTTGTTTTATTATTTTTATATATTTTATAAAATTAAAAGTATTTAGGAGTTTTTTCTGTTGTTACAATATAGTGTAAATGACAACAGAAAAAACGAAAAAAAACGAAACTATTTTTGTTTGTGATTTTTGTTACTTTGAAACATCTAAAAAAACAGATTATTCAAGACATCTCCTTACGATGAAACACAAAAACAACATTTTGACAACGGACAACAACAACAAAAACGAAAAAAAATATGAATGTGAATGTGGAAAAGAATATAATGATAGAGCTGGATTATGGAGACACAAAAAAAAATGTATGAAAGAATCTATAATTGAAGAAAAAAATACTAGTGAAAGTGTAGATATATTTGATAAAAATTTAATTCTTACACTAATACAACAAAATAATGAACTACAAAAACAAATATTTGAAGTAATTAAAAATGGTACTAATAATAATAATAATAATAATAATATAAATTCACACAATAAAACATTTAACCTTCAATTCTTTTTAAATGAAACATGCAAAGATGCAATGAATATCATGGATTTTGTAGATTCAATAAAAATACAGCTTTCGGATTTGGAAAAAGTTGGGAAAATTGGATTTGTAGAAGGTATTTCAA